GGGCGCGCAGGGTCCGCAGGGTATACAAGGCGTGGCTGGAGCCGACGGTGCAGCGGGCGCTACAGGCGCGGCAGGACCTAATACAGTAACAACCTCTACGACCACTAACATAACAGGGCTTATCAAGGGATTCAGTTCGCAGATCGCGCAAGCGACTGCAGGCACTGATTACCTTGCGCCTGCGGGTTCAGGTGCGGCGCTTACTGGCATCACTGCATCTCAGGTTGGCGCTCTTCCAATTGGTGGCGGCACGCTGACCGGAAGCGTGGCGTTCGGCGGGTATAACGCGACCGGAATTAAGCTCGTTGGGTACTCTGCGGAGTACAACAACACGAATGGTACGGTAACGCTCACGAACGGCAATCGCCAGAAGATTACGCTGAGCGCGGCGACCACGATTGATGTGGTGCTGACTGGCGCGCCGATTGGTAACTATCAGCTTCGCATCATCCAAGATGGGACCGGAAGTCGCGCCGTGACATGGGGGACGAACATAAGCGCAACGCGGTGGCTAGGAACTGCGACTGCGCCTACTGTCAATTCCGCTGCAAACGGCGAAACTATTGTGAGCTTCTACTATGACGGGACAAACTTGACGCAGGCTCTTAGTAAGGTCGGAGCGTAACATGACAACGTATTACGTATCGACATCTGGCAATGACACGACAAACAACGGGACGAGCCTATTAACCCCGTTTAGGACTCCAGCAAAGGCGGCTGGATTGGTATTGGCTGGCGATACGGTATACATTCGAGGCGGAACCTATTCAGGTGCGGGGCTAAACCCAAACACGGCGGCGCTAGGATCAGGTTCGCGCCTAGGGTGGCTTGAGCTTACTCGCGCAGGAACAGCGCAAGCTCCAATAATCTGGACAAATTACAATAACGAAGTCGTCATTTTTGATGGGCTTTCAACGTATCCAAACGTCCAATGGGATTATGGGCTTATACAGTTTCAGGGAGGATGTCAATATAACTACGTCAACGGAATCCGGCTTGTAAACTCCGGTGAGTTTGGATTCAAAATTCAAGGAACGTTCAACCGCATAACGAACTGCTCTGCTACCTACATATACGGCATGGCAATGTATTGCCCTGGCAATGACAACTTGATCGAGGACTGTGTATTCTCGGAGAGTCTGTTGTATTACGCAGGCAAACCAGCATACAACGCAGGGCAATACAACTGGGGTTCAGCTGTTGCGTGCGGTCGTAACATAGGAGTCTTTGACGCACAAAACAGACAGATCACGTATCGCTGCACAATGCGTAGGGTGACATCCTTCCACAATCGTGGAGAGGGCATAAACCTGTGGGAGTGTGCACAATGCGTGATGGAGGACTGCGTAATATACGACAATTTCGCAGTCAATATGTATCTGTCGAATGCAGAGTATTGCACGCTGCAACGAAATCTAGTTTATGCGACGAGCTATTCTGACACAAGCCCGGTCATGGTCGGGCGTGCTAGGGGTATAGGCATCTCGAACGAGGTGGCCGTTTTCCCTGCGGGATCGTCTTCGCCAGCCCCGCAGATGAACAACTGCGTCATTCAAAACAACATCGTAATGGGTACGGGCGGCAATTGGTTTGCATTTTATATGACTCAAGGAAGCCCCGGTTCTCCGAACTTTACCAACATTTCGATCATCAATAACACATTCGTCAATTCAGGACCGTCGAACATGGGATGGACCGGAGGTCCTAATATCAAATTTGCCAGCGGAAACTATACCGGGTGCAGGTTTGCGAATAACATAATCATCCAAGATCCAGGCGCAAACCTAATCGTTGACGGTATAAGCGGAAGCATCACACGCGATCACAACATCTGGAGTCAATCACAGTCAATTCTAGTCGGAACTGGCGACTATACCGGAGACCCGCAGCTTGCTAGAACTGGGTGGGATGGTAACGGTGGAACACTGACGAAGGAATACTTCAGACCAATCGCAGGTTCTGTCGCGCTTGGAATGGGTGCGGTAATTTCTGGAAATACTGTTGATTACGAGGGGGTCACCAGGTCAAACACAACTCCCACTGCAGGCGCGCTCGAAACGCCTGTAGGCGGATCTGGCGTGACCGACTGGAGCAACACAATTACTCCTTGGACTTCGACGGTTGTTGGCGATACGTACGCCGCAGCAGTGATACAGCGTTCGCAATCAACAAACGCAATCAAGATCATATCAAGCGGCGGGTCCGATATCTACGGGACCGCTGACGGGTTCTCTGCTGGCTATCAGTCGGCAAGCGGCGACTTTGATGTTCGGTGTCGTATTCAATCGGCAACTGGCGGCGCTCAGTATGCAAAAGTTGGTATTGATATTCGTCAGGAGCTAACCGTAGGGTCTGCGCATTACGGGCTGATGAAGCAGAGGAACACTCCTGGCTCTGATGTTCTGACGATGTACCAATACTCGCGTTACACAGAAGGCGGAACAACGTCACAAACGCTCGTCTCATCGTCCGAATCAATCAACTGGGTTAGGTCTCGTCGAATCGGTTCGATGCTTGAGTTTATGTATTCAAGCGATGGGACAACGTGGACGACTCAAAGCAGTATCACGCTATCCGGTTGGCCGGAAACTGTATACGTCTGTTTGTCTGTTTGCTCTGCGTCGCTATCCAGCGCTACGACTGCCATTCTTGATAATGTGTCAATGGTGCAGTCTCTTCCATCTCCGTGGGTATATTCTGACGTTGGGACGGTTGGCGTTACCGGTTCGGCTCAGTATAACTCAGGGACGTACACGGTATATTCTGGCGGGGATGTAATATGGACGACTGCCGACGCGTTTGGATTTGTAAACCGCCAGAAAACAGGCGACTTCGATTTAAGGGTTCGTGTTCCTACAGGTCCATCGAATACCAGCGCATACGCTAAAGCTGGTTTAATGGTCAGAAGCACGATGGCAGTCGGGGCATCGTGCATTTGTATACATATCAGACCGGGTGGAGATATAGAGGTTCTATATCGTCCGTATCCTGATGGATCGAATGCTGCGTTTCTTGCTAATGTGGTTAGCGGCGCAAAGTATCTTAGAATAACGCGCGCAGGCAATACATTCTCTGCGTATTATTCAACCGATGGTTCGTCGTGGTCATCGCTCGGCAGTCAACTGTCAATAACCATGCCGTCCACCGCTTATGTCGGGACTTACGTGCATTCTAACGATACGCTATATCTCTCAAGCGCTACATTTGACAATCTGTCAATAGTTGATTCTGTAGCGACTCAAGCTAACGTGTTCTTTATGGACTTATAGGCATGATGTTATGTGGTCGTTCGCATTCATTGTATCGTTGCTTGTGCCAAGCGATTGGTACGATTCGCGCGTGGCAATGATTGCGACTCTTGTCTGGATGTTCGGGTGGTCTGCGGTGTTGCTAGTGATGGGTGCTAACAAGTGAAACGTACACGCAAAGAGCAAGTAGCGCTCAATCCTAAACAGGTGAAGTTCTGCGCTAATTACGTCGCCACATCAAACGGCAGACAATCGGCCATTGATGCCGGGTATTCGCCTGGCAGCGCGACGATTCAAGCAGTCCACATGCTGCGCAGAAAAGACATTCAGGAAGAAATAAAGCGACTCAACGACGAAGGTAACAGCGCGGCGATTGCGACAGCCAAAGAGCGCGCAGAGTTTTGGACGAAAATTATGCTCGATGAAGAGCAGTCTATGAAAGACAGATTGCGCGCGTCTGAGTTATTGGGCAAGTCTGGCGGCGACTTCCTCGAACGTCGAGAGATAACCGGGCCGGATGGCTCGCCACTGGTCGCTCCTGATATCCACGTTCACTTCTCAGATGGCACGAAAGAGGGCTGACTTTTGCCTACCGCGTGCGTTTGAGGGAATCTTTCGCGAATCGCGGTACAAAGTATTCTATGGTGGGCGAGGGTCCGCAAAATCGCACTCAGTCGCACGCGCGCTTGCCATCATGGCATGCTCCAAAAAGCTACGCATTCTCTGCGCACGTGAACTTCAAACTTCCATTGCTGACAGTGTATACCGCCTTCTGTGCGACTTAATCGCCGAGATGGGACTATCCCCGTTCTTTAGCATTACGCAAACGTCTATCAGATCCTACGCGGGCTCGGAGTTTATCTTTAAGGGTCTGCGACATAACATTATGGAAGTCAAAAGCATGGAAGGAATCGACATTGCATGGATAGAAGAAGCTCAGCGGGTAAGCTCGGAATCATGGGACGTGCTGATTCCTACCATCCGTCATACAGGAAGCGAAATATGGGTGACGTTTAACCCGGATGAAGAGGACGATCCGACATATGTTCGGTTCGTAATAAACACCCCACCAAACACGATACTCCGCAAGGTCAACTTTGACGAAAATCCATACTTTCCCGACACATTGCGGGCCGAGATGGAATACTGCAAATCAATTGACTATGAAGCCTACGAACACATCTGGCTAGGAGAGCCAAAGAGAAGAAGCGCAGCGTGTATCCTGCGCGGAAAGTACCGAATAGAGTCATTCCAGACGCCAGACAACGTGCGCTTTTTCTTTGGTGCTGACTGGGGCTTTAGTCAAGATCCCACGGCGCTTGTGCGGGCTTACATATTAGGCAACACGTTATACGTGGATCAGGAAGCGTATGGTGTTGGAGTGGAACTAGACGAACTCCCGCAACTATTCGAGAAAGTACCTGGCGCAAACACTTGGCCTATCAAAGCAGACTGCTCAAGGCCGGAAACAATCGCGTTTATGCGAAGGCGTGGGTTTAACGTAAGCCCTGCGCGGAAGTGGTCTGGAAGCGTGGAGGACGGGATTGCATACCTGCGAGGATTCGAGCAGATCATCATCCACGAACGCTGTAAGCATACCGCAGAAGAAGCGAAACTTTATTCATACAAAACCGACCGAATAACCGGCGAAGTGCTGCCTGTTATCCTAGATAAGCACAACCACGCGATTGATGCGTTAAGGTACTCGCTCGACGGGCATATTAAACCGCAGTACACAGGGCCGACGATGCTTAAAGTGGGCGCGCTATGACAGACCAAGAAGAACTAGCATTGCTCGAACAGTTGGAGCGGGAAATCCGCGCGTCTGCGGAAGCGGCATACGAGGAACTAACGCAACGCGTCATCAATGGCGAACCACCGCAACAAGTTCTGCAGGAAATTAACGAGCGAGTCATCGGCGAGCATAAGGCCGCTTTTGCTGCTGCGCTTTCTGAAGTTCTGGAGCGTTCTGTAGGATCAAAAGAAGCAGGTAATTGGCCAATTGGTGATATCACGCTATCAGAGCGACTACACGCAAACGCGCAAGCAACCGCATTGACTGCCGCGGAGGTCATACGCCAACACGTCGCGGCGTTTGATCAGGCTAAAACGCTCGCGATGCAACTATACGAGGGCTACGACTTCAATCCTACAGAATTGCTAAATCCCGCGCGACCGTCTAAGGTGCTGCCAAAGTACCTCAAGCGCGCGATGAAAGATCCTGGCGTAAGGTCTTCCATAGTCCGCACTCTCAGCCGCATACAAGCCTCAACACTGCGCACGCCAGCGCTACGCGCGGCCTACCTACAGGCTATAGACGATGCGGCGAGTGGCGCCGGTGCTGAGCGCCTTAAGAAGCAATTGTGGGTCGCTTATCAAGAGAAGATGCGTTACACGGCAAACCGTATTGCGACCACGGAATTACACTCAGCCTATGAGACAAAAAAGGCTCAATGGATCATGGCTGATGAGCAGTTGAAGTGGGTACAAGTCAAGATGTCTGCATACCATCCGAAAACGGATCTTTGTGACTACTTTTCGTCTGTCAACGCTTACGGGAAAGGGCCGGGAGTTTATCCTAAAGGCAAGGCTCCAAAGCCTACCTACCATCCATTTTGCAGGTGTGTGATTGTTCAGCGGTTCGACTTGGATCAGGAAGACGAAACCAAGCGCAACGCGTCGGCAGAGTCGAGTTATCTGCAGTCGCTAGACGATAAAGTATCGGCGCGCATCCAGCGCGAACTGGCGCGGGCGCACGATTCCAAGAATCCGTATAGGGTACGAACACTCAGCGACGTTATAACATAGCGTGGTATAATATGACATTGAGACAAACTCACATTAGGAATAATCGTGGCGGCATTTGATCCAATTCGATTCCGGTTTATAGCCGACGCGTTGAACGGTACGGG